CAGACTTTGTTCCCCCGAACCCACCTTCCCGACCTGATGCCGGTTTGGATGATGAGGACTGGGTGGAAGAACGCACGCGACAGTGGCTCAACGACATCATTAACGTAGGACAGGGGCAGGAGTTTGACGACACTCGTCCGCCTGCAGATCCAGACATAGTGGAGTAGTGAAATGAAAAAGAACGTTGGATTAACATACGGGGAATTTGAATTTCCTGCGGAACAGGGCTTCACTGGTTCCCGTAGCGTGAAAGGCTACAAGCGTGGCGGAGCAGTGAAGAAAATGGCGGGCGGCTTCATGGGACCGGAGCGTGAGATCCAAGTCGATGACGTGACGATCACGACACCTCGTGCCAAGGGCGGCTACATGAAAGGTGGCATGCATGGCAAGCTGAAAAAGGCTGGCGCGAAGATGGGCTACATGTACGGTGGTGCGGTCAAGAAATACGGTGCGAGCGGCGACACCTCCGATGAGTTCAAGATGAAGAAGGGCAAGCAGAAGACCATGGACCATGGTGTTCAGCCTGCGCGTCGCGGAAAGAATGCCCGCAATCAGGCCGAGCGAGAAGCCGGTGGCACTGGGCGACTGAAGCCCGGATTGCATAAGGGTGGCAGGGTCGATAGCGGTGGAGGTGCACTGGCTGATGCTGCTATTAAGCATGCCAAAAAAGTCCTGCATCCGAAGAAAGGCCCGATGAAAGCACCCTTGAAAGCTTCAGCGGCAGGCATGCCGAAGAACGTCAAGTGCAAAGGTGGCAGCGTTGGTTATGCGAGAGGTGGCAGCATAAAAAAATAGCGAGGCGGGAAGCTGAGGATGTAATGGATAAGCACATCAAGGCTCCTCGCCCTCGCGGACATCAGCAACGTCCAAGCGGTGGACGAGGAATGCGTACACGCGGAGCGAGATAGATGCCAACAACAGGAACAGTCGGTTCAACAGTTTTCTTGAACCAGCAAATCATCGACCACGCCTTCCGGCGTTGCAAGATGGTTGAGCAACAGATCACAGGTGAGCATCTGACGATTGCTCTCGACCTGCTGTGGTTGTTTACCATGACGCTCAGCAACAAGGGCATCAAGCTGTGGAATGTGGATCCGATCATCCTGCCGATCTACGAACGCAACCAGACGGTGCCGTGTCCTCTCGGTACCGTGGACACGTACACGATCAACCTGCGGAATCAGAACCGACTCACTGGCGACGCAACTGCATCGGAAGGTGTAGCTGGTAATGCGTTCGATGGAGACCTGACCACAGCGTGCACACAGCTGGCAGCACTGGGCACGATCACCATGTTGCTCGACAGTGCGATGGCAATCAGTACCTTTGGCATCATGCCCAACGTCTCTGGGACGTGGGACTATGTGATCGAAGCGTCGAACGATAACTTCGTGACGGCAACTCCTTACATCACGCGTACCGAACAGGAAGTCGTTGCTAATGAGTGGATCTGGGAAGATGTGCAGGCACCTACTCGCGTCGTGGAATTCGATTCATGGCGACTGCGTGCGACCGGTACTACGGTGCTCGATGTGATTGAGTTGGTCTACCAGAACAAGCCCAACGAAATTCCGATGTACAAACTCAATCGGAATGACTACGCCAACCTGCCTGACAAGGCAAGCACTGGCCGACCGACACAGTTCTGGTACGACAAGCGACGCATACGACCGGAGATCGAGTTGTGGCCGAGCCCCGGTGCAGAATTTACATTCGATCAGATCACAGGTTTCGTGCAGCGACAGTTGCAGGACGTCGGTGCACTGACAGACGAACTGGAGGTGCCTGATCGTTGGTACCTTGCAATTATTTGTGAACTTGCTCGACAGCTGAGTCGCGAGATTAAAGAGGTGGACGTCTCACAGTTGCCGTTCATCGACACCGACGCAGAAAAATATTTGAAAGACGCATGGACAGGTGAGACCGACGAGTCGGAAGCCTACTTGCGTCCTAACATTGCACCGTACACGAGGTAAGCATGCCAATTTTTTTAGATCCAACTGGGAAAACAACGTTCGGCATCGGGATCTGTGCCCGATGTAGTTGCAAGTTTTTTCTGGAAGACCTGCACTCGGACCCGAACAGTCCGGGGATTAAGGTCTGCATCGATGACCTCGATGATTACGATCCGTATCGTCTGGCTCCACGTCAGGCAGATCGCATCACGCTGCCGTTCTATCGACCCGACCAAGACCTGACGACAGGAGGTCCGGACCCGAATGTGAACTTCATCGGTGGTGTGCGTGACGCTCCCGGTACAAGTCCACGTGTGACGGAAGACGGCAGGCTACGTGTGCTTGAACCATCGGAAATTGCCGGAAACGAGGAAGCCAATAATGCCTAACATAGCAATTTCAAGTCTGCCCCTTGCGACGTTGCCGTTGGATGGACCGAACAGTTTCTTCGAGGTGCAGACCATTGAAGGTGGCGAGACAGTCAGCCGTAAAGTTGCGTCTGACGATTTGGCACTACTTGCATCGATCATCGTTGAGGACGAAGGCGTACCGCTTGCGGGTGGAGCCACCACGTTGGACTTTGTCGGTGCTGGTGTAGCAGCGAGCGGTGTAGGAAGTACCAAGACAATCACGATCCCCGGAGGTGTTACTACACTCGCTGCATTAAGCGACGTTGATCTCACTGGGCAAGCAACCGGCGACTTGCTGTTCAATGTTGACGGTGTGAACTGGGAAGACACTGGTGGTGATCTCCTAATTAACATTGGATTGAATCAGCTTCAGAGTAATTACCAAATCGTTGCAAGTGCTGGCTTGCTGTTGCGAGCCCTGAACGGTGACGTGAGCTTGGAGTCGAGCAATCTCGGTGGTGGTGCGTATCAGTACGTCGTGCAAGTTGGCGGCAACGACTTGATCCGCATTCAGGATGACGGCACAGCATTCTTTGGTGGAACGGGTGGAGCAGATTCACAACTTCGCTCAGGCGCAGAGGTCAGTCTTCTCAGAGGTGGCTTGGATACCATTGCATTGTCGCTCGCTCCTGCAGCTGGTGGCTTGTCAGTCAACAACACATTGACCGGTGCTGGTCTGGAACGTGTTCTGACCATAGGTGACCTCGTAGTGCCGGGTGGTCAGGTGGATTCGGTTGTTGGTGGCACGAACATCAGTGTCAATGTCGCCGACCCGGTCAATCCTATCGTTAACCTTGATGCTGCGATCACGGGCGTGTCGGTCAACGGAGTCTCGTTATCAAATGCTGGCGTTGCGACTGACTTCCTCAACGAAGAGGGAAATTATGTCGCTGCAGGAGGAGCAATCCCAGACCCACTGATCATTGCTTCGATTAACGCCACGAGTTCAGAGTCAGTCAGTCAAACGATTTCTCCGTACGCCAACGTTGCTTTGAATATCGGTCCTAACCTGACTGGCACGATGGGCATGATGCAGATCAACCGTCAGAATATTCAGACTCGACAAAGTTCGGGCGGCTTCAACGCTACATTATTTATCAACATCAATGGTGCCGGTACCGCAGGTAGCAATGTAATTATCGGTGGCCTGAACGGTGCGCAGGTCGAAGTAGATTTCGGCGTTGCAGTCAGATTCCAACACGCTCAGGTAGGTACGACCGTAGCTGAGACTGCTGCCGCAGCAGACGGTGGCTTCCTCGCTAACAACTTAAATACTGGTGCAGGCCTTGAACGCGTACTGACCACAGCTGATCTTAGTACCAGCTTCGATCCTGCGGCTAACCAGACGATCACAGGCGACTGGACGTTTGACAATGCGGTATTTGATCTGAAGCTTGGTGTCAGCACAGCTATACACTTCCGCAATCCTTCCGACAACTCAGCAACGTTTGTACAGAATCTCGGACCAACACTTCAATGGGGTATTGCAGGTGCAGACTTCGGTTCGGGTATCTTCGAAATCGCACAGAGCAGCTTCGCGAAACTCGTTTGCCCTCCCATTTTCATTGGAGAACAGGCAGCGGCTGAGGCAGACGTACTGGGTGATGGTCAGGTCTGGGTGCGCAACGACAATCCCAACACGCTCATGTTCACCGATGACACCGGCAATGATTTTGTAGTAAGTGGGTTCAGCGTTGCGAGGGAGAAGGCGACTACTGAGAGTACGAACACCGACATTGTCTTATCCGATGACGCCGAACTTACGATGACGTTGCCTGTCGGCACGTACAGGATCCACCTCATAGCCATTCTCTCGGCTAACACGGCTGGCGGCATGGGCATACAGTACCGGCTGAACTTCACAGGCAGCATTGCTCGAACGCGCTTCATACAGCAGAACAGGATCAACGGTGCGGACGCTCAACGTAATCCAACGTTTTTCAATTCAACGTCGAACTACGCAACCATCACGACGGTAGGAGCTTCGGACTACCTCGACATCGAGGGTGTCGCAGTGGTCACAGTTGCTGGCGTCTTGTCCTTCCAGTGGGCGCAGCAAAGCAGCAATGCAAACGATCTTTCAATCAACAACACGTCGAGTCTGACCGCGCAGTTGATCAGGGAATAACACAAACCACGAAAGTGGATAATTAGGAGAAGGAAAAATGGCAAAGCAAGAAGTAACAGCAGTTCAGGTTCAAATGGCTGCAGCAGCAGGTGTGACGCTGTTGCAAGTGGATGATCTCCCGGTGCCGCTGAAGGTAGCGAAGTCTGGAGCACTGGGTGTTCTCGAAGGGATGTTGCAAGCGATAGCGAATGGTGAAGTGGTGCTTGGACCTCCTCCGCAGGAAAATATTGGAGGGGGTGGCCCAAAGCCCGCCATGGCTCCCGTGGAAACCCCACCCCAAGGGGACCAAGACCAAAGCGGGGCGGAGGCAAGCGCCGCAAACGAAAGCGGTGAAGACCCGAAGCCTGAGGCATAAGGGATAGGATTATGGCTGCGAGAGAAGTTTCAATAAGCACAATTTTTAGCACCGTTGCGTCTCTCGCGGTCGTGATCCCTGTTCTGTGGTACGTCGGCAAGCCACTCATCTCTGCATCGTTGGCTGAAGACTTTAAGCAGATTGCACAAGACCAAGCGCAACCAATTAAGTCTGCATTCTCGGTGCTGCTGACACGTGACATCAATTCGTTGCGTAAAGAGATCGCAGCGCTGAAGTTCCGGCAGCGTCAGGACACGGACTGGGAACAAGACGACGCAGAGTATCTGGCTGATCTGGAGATCGAGCTGGAAGCGTTGCAAGAAGCGAGAGCAGAATTGAAAACGGATAACACTTCGTGATTGATCGCGAACAATTTATTGACCTGATCATCGAGCCGACTCTCGAAGATTTGGGCCTGTACTCGACAGCAGCTTCCGAGCTGGTGCTGGGCACATGTCTTCAAGAGTCGAGACTTATTTACATCAAGCAGCTGGGCAGCGGTCCAGCGTTGGGCGTGTGCCAGATGGAACCCGCAACGCATGATGACATCTGGAATAACTACCTACAGTACCGTGACAGGCTAGCAGCAGCTGTGTCTGAAATCGGAGGTCCGGATTCGCGAGAGTTGATCTGGAATTTGAAGTACGCAGTTGCGATGTGTCGTGTGCATTACAGGCGTGTGCGCGCTCCGCTTCCGCAAGCAGGTGACCTGAAACATCAGGCTACTTACTGGAAGGAGCACTACAACACAGATCTCGGACGTGGCACGACGGACGAGTACATCAATAGCTGGAGGAAAGGTCATGAACATTAACACTCTCACAGGGGCACTCATTGCAGCGCTGATTCTGTTTGGATCAAGCGTCGTAACGCTGTTCACTAGCAATCCAGATCTGACGTTTGCCGATCTAACAACGGCAACGTGGGTCTCTCTTGTCGGTGGTGCAGCAGTAGCATTTTTCAAAGATTACCAAGCGCTCACGGTGCGGCGTACGGTGAATAAAATCTCAGGCACTGGAGATGGAGGTATTTAGTATGGTGAGGAAACTCGACTACCGCTACGCATGGTTGATGCTCTGGCTCTTTGCTCTTGCAGGGTGTCAGTCCGCTAATCCTATTGCGGCAGCGGAAACGCCAGAGCAGCGAGCGTTTGCTGCTTACGGCACGTTTGTCATTTTACAGGAGACGGCTGCTGATCTTGTTGAAGATCCTGCCATCCCTCGCGGTGTCAAATTACGCATCATTCAGGCAGAGGAACGAGCGAAGCCGGTGGCCGACAGTTTATTAGTTGCCTACACCGCGTTTTTAATTGTGAAAGCTGAATTCGACGCAGGAGAAACAAGCGAACAACAGTTTGCTATTGCGTCGAGGGAACTTAACAGTTGGATCTCAGAGTTGGCTCCCCTGATGAATGAATTAATTCGAAACATCAAAGGAGCACAATAACAATGGATCCAATTTCACTAGCAATACTCGCAATCAACGGTCTGAGTACGGTGTTGTCCAACCCTGCATTGGGTGGTGGCAGCAGCCTAAAACTGGGCCAAGCCTCCGAGCTACTCGGCATACTCGGCGCTCTAATTTCACAGGGTGACGATGCGCTCGACGATCTCAAGGAGTTCACTTCACTCATCGAAGAGATGGCTGCAAAAGGCAGAGAACCCTCCCCCGGTGAATGGGATGTCATGCGCGCAAGGTCTGACGACGCGCACGCACGTTTGCAGGCAGCGAAGGAGGAGCTTCTTGAAGAAGAAGAGCCAGAAGAAACTGTGGACGACGAAGTACCAACCGACCCCGTTGACTCTGAACCAGCTTCACCCGCAGTGGAAACACCGACTGAAGAGCCGGTCGATCCACCTGAAGAAGAAGATCCACCCGTAACAGGGTGAGGAGTAGCTAATGGCTGTCTCAATGACATTCGACTCGCTTCTTGCTGATCTCCGTGCATATTTGGAGCGAGGCACGGCTGTCGATCCTACTGTGTTTGAACAGCTGCCCAGCCTGATCAATCTGGCTGAGCGTGAGCTGGCAAACCGGTTAAAGATCCTCGGATTCGTGACTGTGGTCACGGATACGCTGGGTGTTGGACAGTCAGTAATTCCGAAGCCCGACAGGTGGAGAGATACCATCTCGATCAACTTCGGTGTGGGCACTACACAGGTACGCACCCCTCTGTTCGCTCGCAGCTACGAGTACTGTCGGCGCTATTGGCCGGATGAAGATTTGACTGCTCAGCCAAAGTTCTATGCTGACTACGATTACTTCAACTGGTTGATAGCTCCGTCAGCTGACTTCGCATATCCATTCGAGGTCAATTATTGGGAGTTGCCTGCACTTCTGGATGCCACCAATCAAACGAATTGGTCGTCGGACTTTGCCCCGAACGCCCTACTTCATGGCGCGCTCCTGCAGGCAACTCCGTTTTTAAAGAACGACGAACGCATTCCCACGTGGGAAGCGATTTACGAGAAAGACGTTGCAATTCTTGAAGGGCAGGACATCAAACGCATCGTCGATAGAAACGTTACTAGGGACACAGTCTAATGGGTTACTCCGACGTATTTGGCGGCAATTTGATCTTCCCATCGAGGGTCACTTATCTCGCACTCACCACAGCCATCGATGTTGTCTTGCAATGGCCGACTGAGCAACAGATCACAGGCGGAGACGTCGTTGCAGACATCATCGATGTCAATACCACAGCTGGTGGACTCAACATCGACATGCCTGACGCGAGGAACACCTCGCTGGGTAACAAAGCGACGTTCAACAACGTGGGAGGCGTCAACGTCTTCACCGTGCGCGACAACACAGGCGGCACGATTCAATCCGTGCAGCCCGGTGAGCAGTGGGTCATCGTGCTCACGGACAACTCGACCGATATGGGTGTGTGGACAACTTTCCAACTGGGTGGCAATGCAGCTACCCAAGCGTCTGCCTCTGCGTTAGCAGGTGATGGTCTCAGACCTTTTGGTATTCAGCTGGACCAGATCATTGATTCGGATGTCGAGGCTGGAACACCTTTCACTGTGGTCAATGGTGATCGAGCGAAGTGCCTGATTTACACGGCAGGTGCAGGCACATGTAACTTGCCATCACCGGGAGTGGTTTTCAACAACTGGTTCTTCATGCTGCGCAACGCAGGCAGCGGTACGCTTAACATCGTGCCCCCGTCTGGCGACATCGATGGAGCGTCGAGTCTCAACCTCGATCCGAATGGTAGTACGTTTATCTTCACAGACGGCACTGACTTTTTCACCATCGGACTCACTGTTGCCTCGACCATTGCGTTCGACTTCGTGTCGCTTGCGGTACCGGGCTCTGGTGACTTCGTACTCTCCGGTGCAAACCTCGACAGGATCTCGTATAGATTTACGGGCGCACTGACGGGTAACCGACGCATCGTCGTACCGAATACGACGCAGCAGTACTGGGCAGATAACCAGACGAGTGGTGCCTTCTCGCTGGAGGTTTCCACAGCTGCTGGTGCAGGGATAACCATCCCGCAAGGGCAGAGCGTAATCGTTTACTGCGATGCTACCGACGTGATCAACGCGACGTCATCCACCAGTGTGGCGTTCCCGATCACCATTGGTCAGGGGGGCACGAGTGCAACCGATGCACCAACAGCGCTTGTAAACTTGGGGGCTGTCGCTGAGACGTTCGACCTGATAGCGGGCGACGGCATGGTTGGAGGTGGAGATCTATCATCCACTCCACGCACGTTCGATTTCAATCTTGCAAGCATCGGTGCAGTTGCTCCGGCACTCGGCGACTTCATGGTCTTACAAGATGTCGATGGTGCTGACATCAATATCAAAGCGACGCTCACTGACATCCTCGCACTGGGCGGAGTCACTATCGAAGATGAAGGGGTACCTCTGGCGACACAAGCACAGGTTCTCGACTTCGTTGGTGGATTTGTCACAGCGTCAGGAGGAGGTACCGATAAGACGATCACCATCGGCGCACCGCTGATCCTGCTGGACAATGAACAGATTCGATTCGGCACCGGTAATGACATCCAGTTCCAATGGGATGGCACCCAGATGGAATTCTTGGGTGCAGGTCCATTCCACTACGGTGAGAATTCTGACATTGCCATCCAGCTGAAAGTGTTGAACTTCCGAGGAGGTATCGAACTTGAGATTCTAGACGCTTCTGGTGACGGGAGAATCAATGACACCTTTAACACTGGTGGATTCGTCAAAACTTATATCGACCTGATCACATCCGATGGTAGCGTACAGCTGAACTTCGGCAACGTACCTGTTGCCCGCTCCGCAGCAGTCAGTGGTGCAGCCTATCCGTACTTCGGCACTAGCGGTGGCTTCCTCGTTAACAACAACACGACGGGTACAGGTTCCAACGAACGCGTGCTGACTTACATCGATCACGCCATGACAGGTGGCATCGCGGACGACCGCAGCCTGACCACCACGATGGCAGCGGACAACCGTCTGGTCGCAGGCTTTGTCAGACGCCAAGGCTATGTCAAGTTCGAGGTCTACGCCTCGTTCTCTAAAGTGGGCGGCACGGCTCAGATCGAGTTTGACTTCGACGGCACCAACATTATTGAGTGCAGCTACATCTATGACTTCCGCACTGCCGACGGTACACCTAGCGGTGCAGGTGCAAGCGACGACGCAGCAACCAACCAGTCACTCACCTTGGGGTCAGCTGGAGAGCGCACCTACTTGCGCATCACCGGATACGCCAGATTCGATAACTTTTCTTCGACGTTCGACTTCCGCTGGAGGCCAACGGTTAACCAGATCGACACGGTTTCTCGCAACAGCGGTGGCTGGATGACAATTTGCCCCGTACTTATTGAGTAATTGAATGGCTGAACAACCTGCAATGCTAGCGTCTGCTCCCGGTATCAAACGGGACGGCACGCGTTTCGACAGCGAACACTACGTCGATGGCGAGTGGTGCAGGTTCCAGCGTGGCAAACCGAAAAAGATTGGCGGCTATCAGCAGGTCACCGACACGGTGCCCGAGATTACTCGCGGCATGGCTTCATTTTCACAGGATAACATTCAGTTCTTACACCTCGGTCACCCAAACACCATCGGTCAGTACCAAGTGTCGAACGGTTCGCTCAACTTGTTCAGTGATCGCACGCCCGTAGGATTCAATGCAGATCTCAACAACCTGTGGCAGTTCGACATCTTCGCTGACACCAGTGGCACTCCTAATCATGTACTGATGGCGCACGCTGCAGAGAACGCCCAGAACATCGACAACTCTGTCAACGGTACGCTGTACATCGACACCCTCGTTGCGACGACCGTACTCGACACGGTTGGCTTACACGCCGACTGGAACGGTGCGGAAGCAACCAGTGGTGGTGTCCTGACCAGCGGTGTGTACACGTGGACTTACGGTAGTGACGGACTCATCGTGCAGTCGGTAGCCAACAACCTCACCCTGCAACCAGTTGCTGTCAACATCGGTTCCCAGAAGATCGTGAAGGGCATGCCGCTGCGTGGAGCTGGGCAAGGTCCTGCTGCACTGTTCTGGGGTCTCGATATTGTCATTCGGGCCACCTTCATTCCAAGTGGTCCCCCCGACTTCGCGTACGACGTCATTGCTCGTGGCACAACCATCATGAGTTCGCAGGGTGTCGTCGAGATGGACGGCATTTACTACTGGCCCGGTGTGGATCGGTGGTACATGTTCAACGGTGTCGTGCGAGAGATTCCAAACAACATGAATCAGAATTTCTTTTTCGACAACATCAACTTCCGCGAGCGGCAGAAATGTTTCGGCATGAAGATCCCACGCTACGGTGAGCTGTGGTGGTGCTACCCAAGAGGCAGTGCGACCGAGTGCACGCACGCTGTGGTCTTCAACGTGCGTGAAGGTTACTGGTTCGACACACCGTTACCTGACAGCGACGACCTCAACCAAGGACGATGCGCAGGCATCTACGCTGACGTGTATCAACGTCCCTTCATGGTGGACAACGAAGTCACGGCAAACGGTCGTACGTTGTGGCAGCACGAGACTGCGTTCGACAAGATTCGCCTGAGCAGCATCAGTGCGGTGCGCTCGTCGTTCGAGACGCATGAGTTTGCACTGCTCGACCAGAACATAGCGGACAAATCCTTGCACGTTGCACGCGTCGAGCCTGACTTGGTGCAGTCGGGTGACATGACCCTGCAGGTACGTGGACGTGCCAACGCGAAAGCTGATGTGGTGGACGGAGCGACTGAGACAATTTTTGCTACACCCTCCTCCTCCGACGAGGAGACTGTTAAGTTTAAAGAGATCAAGCGGCTGATGAGTTTCAAGTTTGAATCGAACGTAGCAGGCGGCAACTACGAGCTGGGCAAGACGTACGCCCACATCGGGCCTGCTGACGGAAGGGTCGAGACATGATCATCGATCCCCGAGGCTTCGCTGACACTGAGGTGATTCAGTGGGCTGACCGGATGACTGGTGAGCTGGGTTTTTTCTCTGACGAGCTGAGCGGATCGGATCCTAATTACCCACGCTTGGATGATGCTGCGGAGTGGCAAGCGTGGGCAGTCGGTGTGTATGGTGGGGTCGATGCGTTGGGGCAAGATGTGCCTGACCCTTACGATTACGACGACTGGAAAGACTGGGCAATGAGATTGTTTTCAACTACAAATTTTATGGGATAGAGCGATGGCTACACAAAATACTTCCAGAGTACCGGCAGCTGCTGAAGGCATCCGTGCAAGACGAGGTCTGGCTTCCATGCTGGTGGAGCAGGGCGGCGACCAAGAGGTCGTTGATGCTGCGGAGCTGATCGAATCCATACCGGGTGGTCCTGAGCTGCTTTACTCATTTGCTGCAACCGAGTTGCTGAAGAAGGCAGGTGTCAAGTCATCGGAAACCAAAAAGGTGAAGCTGTACGAGATCGGTGGCTACGTCGAGAAGGCCGAAGGTGGTCTGGCGAAAGCTGCTGAGACGACACGTCGAGGTGGACGCAACGGTGACTCGATGATGGTGCACATGACGCCTGAAGAGTTAGGCGTCCTTGAAGGCATGTGGGGTAAGGCTGACATCAACCCGAACACCGGCATGCCTGAGTACGGATTCTTCTCCAAGATTTGGAAGAGCGTGAAGAAGGCAGTGAAAAAAGTCTTCAGTTCCAAGATCTTCCAGATCGTTGCTCCAATCGCACTGAGCATGTTCGCTCCCGGACTCGGCACGTGGATCGGTGGTCTGATACCGGGCGTGTCAGGAGCCGGGGCTTCTATTGTCGGCAACGCACTGCTGCGCGGTGGCATGTCCGCTGCCGGTGGTGGTGACTTCGCAACGGGTGCAATGACAGGTGCTATCGCTGGAGGTCTCGGTGCGGTGACGGGCGACATGATAAAAACTGTTGCACCCGGACTGTCCGACAGCACTGCAGCCATCGTCGGATCCAGTCTGGCGAGTGGCGCAGGTTCTTCATTAACCGGTGGCGACTTCATGGAAGGTGCCATGTCCGGTGCACTGACCCAGATGATGCAGCCGACGATAGAGAACATCGCAGGCAGAGGTCAGGAGATGCTGGGGCTCGAAGGTCCCGCTGAAGGCGGCATCCTTGCGAGAGCTGAGTCGCCAGAAACTGCGATGGCACGTGAAGCCGCGAGAGCGGGAACAGAAGGTGCACTCGCACAAGCGCGGTCACTTGATCCATCCGGTGGCCTTGCACCGGGCGAGATGGGTCCGCCAGAACCGATTCCCGGTTACGGTGAGCCCGGTGGTCCTTCCGGTCCTCCGGCACCTGTGGTGACTCCCGCCGGAGGCACGACAACTCCTGCAGCTGGTGGTGATACCGGTAACCTGATGAAGTACGGACTGCCAATCATGGCAGCGATGGGCGCACTGAGTGGTGGCGAAGAAGAGGGCGCACCTGATTTCACCCAACCTGAGGGTTTCAACAAGCCGCTGCCTCTTTACGACAGCAATCGTCAGTTCATCGGCCCGACCGATCCGAATGCTTACTACACATACGGACAGCCCGGTGCGCCTATCACAGGCGAGAGCTTGTTCATCACGCCTGATCCTTTCTCTGGTGAGACCGGCACGCCGACACATCCCGGTCCCGCTGGTGGACTGGGCGGGGTGGGAGGCATCGCTCAGATGATCGCGGCAGGTCAGCCTATTCCACAAGCCATGGTCGGAGATGGTGGTCAGCAGATTCAAGCAGCTGGCTACACGTTGGATCCCAACACGCAGACATGGATGCCTCCACAACAGCTGGGTCAGGGCACGGGCTTCCAACGTGGAGGTCACTTCGATTACTGGGCTCAGAACGCCGACGTACCACGCGCTGCACCCGCTGTGAGCGCTGGTGGTGGCTACACGCAGGGACCGGGCACTGGTAGGTCCGACGACATTCCGGCGCGACTGAGCGACGGTGAGTACGTCATAGACGCAGAAACGGTGGCACTCTTGGGTGACGGATCCGGTAAGGCAGGCGCAAGTCGGTTGGATGAGATGCGCTCGAACATGCGTAAGCACAAAGCGAAGAACCTGATGAAGGGTGGCTTCAGCCATAAGGCCAAGTCGCCTGAGGCTTACATGGGACGGCTTCGAGCCGCAGCGGGGAGATCGTAATGCCAGATAGCAATATTGACTTTCTGTTTGAGGGAAAGCCTCCACAATCGGTTACAACTGAAGGGCAGACCGTCGAGGGCATCCCAAAATGGATGTCGGATTACACGCAGGGGTTGATCGCACGAGCGAACGCAGCCGCTGCTGAGCCGTACATCCCGTACGGTGGTCCGAGGATCGCAGGCTTCACGCCCGAGCAACAAGCTGCGTTCGGCATGGTAGAAGCGCAAACAGGTGCGTACCAGCCTTACCTCGAAGGCGCAGCAGCTGGTTACGGTGGTGGTCTCAGTCGCGCTGCGAACATTGGACGTGCGGCATCTCCCTTCGTCGAAAGAGGATCGCAAGCGTGGACTGACGAAGGTGTCGCCGAGTCTTACATGAGCCCGTACATCGGGAACGTGCTCGACCGACAGGAGGCGCTCGCCACGCGAACACTGGAAGAAGAATTTATGCCTCGCCTCTCCGGCATGTTCGGAGGCGCAGGTCAGTATGGATCCCGTGGTGGCACCGGCTCGATGGAAGACATTGCCATGCGAGGTGGACGTGACATTCAGGAAGGTCTCGAAGCCCAGCGGCTCGAAGCACTTCACGGAGCGTACGGTCAAGGCGCAGACATCTTTGCTGGTGACCAGTCGCGTTCCGCAGAGATGGCACGCATCGTCGGTGCACTCGAAGAAGCGGGTGCGACGAGCATGTACCGAGGTGCCGAAGGTCTTGGCATGCTGGGTTCAGAAGCTCAACGCATGGGTCTTACAGATGCAGCAGCAATGGAGGGCATCGGTGCTCAGCAACAAGGTCTCAATCAGGCGAGCCTCGACATGGCTTACGCCGACTTCCTCGAACAGCGCAACTTGCCGTTCGACCGTGTTGCATTCATGAACCAAGCTATTCGTGGCTTGCCGATGGACAGGACGCAAACTCGCACCGACTTTGGACCGGCTTCGATTTACCAGCCGTCACCGTTGTCACAAATTGTTGGCGCGTACGGTGTGTATCGCGGAATGAATCCGAGCGGCGAAGCGGAAGGTGGTTACATTGAAGGTGAGTACGAAGACGTGAGCGACTACGCGGAGGGTGGGTATGCGTACCCAAAAGTAATGGCTGAAGGCGGATACATTCCCGAGGAGTACAGCATCGGGGGACTCGCCACGGCAGCGTGGAAGAAGATGTACGGGCTTGGTAAAACTGCGTGGGGTGGGTTGAGCGCATGGGCACAAAACCTTCGCCCTGACCCTACCGATAGTATTGGTGTCTTGGGTGGTCACACATTGGCTAATGAGAATGCATCCAAAAAGAACATCGAACTGAAATGGAAACAGGACTGATGAGAAACTTTCAAGCAGGTGGACTGGCAGCGTTGACACTTTCCCCCGAGTTCGAGGAGGAAGAAGAAGATACGTCCTTTGATGTGTCAGCAGCGACCGGTACCGAAGAGATCCTTGCAGAGGTCGATCCGTTAGTCGAGCTGCGCAAGATGGCGACGATGACCAAGGACGATGCCATGGCTCGTCTGCGTGAGTCACGTAACACCTTAGCAGAACGTCGGACGAGGCAGCAGAAGGGTGCCGAACAGGACAGGTGGCTCGCACTTGCACAGGCAATGCTGTCGCCAACGAAGACCGGTGCGTTCGGTGAGAACGTTGGCTACGCTGCGGGCGCACTGCGTGACGTGAATGCGCAATCGTTCGAGCAAGAACAAGCGATAGCAGAGGAAGAAGAGCGCATGCTTCATCGTGAGTACGAGATCGCAGGTGACTACTTCGACTCGCTCGCTAACTTGGAAGGCTTCAAAGGCAACAGCCGTGCACGTGTCGTAGGTCTGCGAGATGTCATCTCTCCGGCTGATAAAATACGCATCGCAAATAATGAAATCACGGAGGCGCAAGCCGAGCGCAACATCGTCAGCATTATTATGCAGCCTGACGGTACTACCGTCTCGCGCATTGAGCGTCAGATAAATCCTGATGGCACACCGGGAGATCCATGGATCATGGTAGATCCGAGGAAGGATCCGTCGCAAGCAGCTGCACAGGCAGTAGCAACGAACACTGCAACCTTAGCGGTTCAGACAGCTAACAAACAAGCCAATGACGGTATCAAAATGATGCCTGCCATCCTGCGGTTGAGGAAGGCGCACAATCTGTTGATGACCTTGGATGAGAACACGAGTGGTCTTAACGAAGCCATACGTCAGGTTGCAATGTGGGCTGGCATCAGTGATGCAGCCATCACGGACAACACGACACTCGCTAAACTGCATCGACTGTTCGGTGATCAGGTACTTGCTGATCTGTTGACGTTGACAGGTAGCAAGACCGACTTCGAATACAAGAAGATGGCAGAACTGAACGCAGGACTGGGCAAAGGCGTCTCAGAAAACGTCGCGATCATCGGTTTGGGTATGATCAAGATGGGCGAGATCATCGAGCGTGGGGAGTTCGCTGCGCAGATGTTGGCAGAATCACCGGGTAACCAAGAAGCTCAGCTGTGGAAGAATCAGTACCTACGATTCCAGAAAGAGAGTGCAGAGATGTTGCAGGTCAAAGAGCGGGAGACAGGTCCTCCTCCCATACCTCAGGCAACGCGCGATAAGTTGATGCAGCTTATTGAGGCGAATCAAGGTAACCCTGAGGAGCAGCGAAGAATCATCGAATCGTTCCGACAGAGAGCTAAGATTCCAGAGGATATGATCGTACCTCTCCGTCAATTAGGAGCACCACTCTAATGTCCAGACCTGAAGAAGAAGTGCAGGCCGACATCCGCTTGCAGCAAATGATGGGTGAGATGGAAGGGCGTGAGGAAGAGCCCACCGAGGAGGAGATCCTCAACATGCGTTCGGACCTTGCAATCTCAGGGAAGTCTGCCGAGGAAGAGAACATCGCACTGATGGCTCAGGAGCTGGGTACACCCGAGATAATGCCGCCTGAAGGTCAGTTTGGTCAGGCGTACGATGATCCGTTCGCTGATTTCTGGGGAGATCCTGCTAACGATCCGTTTGGGGAGATGGATTTTGGATCTGCCCAGCCCGCCGACATCGTAACTCCAAAGGGGATGCCAGAGTTGTCTCCCTTCCCTGAGGAGCGTGGTACATCACGTGCATCGATTCAACTCCCTGAGATGGCGAGCATGGAAGCAGGTTTGTCAATGTTCTTGCCCGAGACAGATGTAAGAATGAGCATTGATGAAGAAGCACTCGACCGGATGGGTGGCTGGGAACAGGCGGCAGCTGCTTCCGCGATGACGGGTACGCCGTTTATGCCTCCGATCAGAATCGATGGTCTTGGACAGCTCGCTGAGAACTTCGGCATGAGCATGGCAACGCTGACGATGACGGATCCGCAAGAGATTGTGGACACCATGACGCAGCGGGTTGAGTTCGAGAACCCCACGACAGGGGAGATGGAAAGCGTTGCGATGTTCCCCGGTGTTAGTCATATGGTTGCGCCTGATGGTGCACTTATCTTGGTCAACAACCACCGGAGGGACGCTAATGGACAGCCGCTGATGGCACTGGTCAATCGTCCGGGCTTCAGCATGATGGATGCACTGCAGATCATCGGCATTGGTAGCATGTACACGCCTACCGGTCGTTGGGCTACTGTTGCGTCAGCGGGTGCGCGTCAAGCAGCTGTAAAAGCTGCGAGTGAGACGGCACGTCGATTGGCAGTACGTCAGGCTCGTGCAGCAAGCGCTAAAGCTATGATGGCTGGCTCTGCGCTTACTGAGACAGCTATACAAGCTGGACATGCGCAGGTCGGAGGCGAGTTCAACAAAGCTGAGGTCGCTCTGTCAACTTTACTAGGTGTGGTGCCTGACTACGTCTTCGATCCTCTTATCAGGGTGGCAACAAAAATTCCCAGCTATCTGAGAGGTGCCATCCCCGAGGGTGATGTAGCAGAACTCGCGGGTAAAACTGCTGCCATGGAGTTCGCGGATACGACTGGTCGCAGACTGATGACGCAAGATGTATTGCAGGAACGCATCACGCCACCGATGGCTATCTTCGCCAAAATTGTTGAACGTATTCCTATCGTCGGTACTGGTCGTGCGCGTAAACGCATGGTGCAGGAACGCATCGACTCATTGACAGAGCTGGCTAAAAAATATGGCATCGATGTTGAGTCGAACTATGGCACCCGTGTAATGGAGTCGTTTGTTGAACGCATGACGAACCAACGCTTCTGGGGTAAGCAACAGGAGATGCTAGAGAACGTTCCGTACTATGGCAAAGGCTCGCAGACTGGTCCAAGACGTGCGCAAGAGATGATAGAACGTGCGTGGGCGAAAGAGGCGGAGGAAGTCACGGAGGGTGTCCTGAGGAAAGCAATCTTGAATAACAACATCGATGATGCTGTTATCGATGGAGTGATGACATCTAATAAGTCAGCGATAATGACTGATTTGTTTGAACGACTGACACCTGAAGGTAAAACAGCTCTTAAGAACCGCTGGCTTATGAATGGTTTGGAGGACGCGACGTGGCACGCGGATGCACCGGGCAATGCAAATGCGCAGAAGTTCATGACGTGGCTTAACGCACCTACAAACAGGAAGGTCATCGCAGCATGGTTTAGTCCTGAAGAGCAGCAGATGCTCACGGGCATGCGTGAGTACTTACGTCTGTCTGCATCTGCGGAGAAGACTGCAGCAGGTGCAGGTATGGTTGCTGCTGTCGGTGGTGGTGGTGCATGGATAGCTGGCATGTTGGAAGCGTTCGTTGGAGTGGGTGCTTTTACAGCTGGCGCAGGTCACGCTTACCAGAGCAACTTCGTTCGTAATCGTTTGCTGCAATTGGCGCACACGAGAGGTGATGAGAAATTAACTGCTTTCCTCATGGATTCGTTACGCCCGTACATGCTTGCTGCCGAGAAACAGTGGAAGGGAAACAACTACCACTTCCCAGAGGTGAACATCTCACGTGACTCTCTCAAGGAGGCAGGTAAAGACGTCGTTGACTACGCGGTCGAGCAAACTCAAGCAGCCTTTGGTGAGATTGGGCAGCTCCCTAAGAACGTACTGGACTTCTTATCAGGTGAGGACCAGTAGTGCCAGCGAAACGTATCAATCGCAAGGCGAGGAACCGACACGGTCAGATACTGTCCGCTGGCTCCCGTGTATTCCTGCCTGACTACCCAGATCAGATCCGCGCGATCATGATGAACGGCTTCGACGAAGACGACATCTCTGAGGTGTTTGACATCAGTCGCAGGCAGCTGGGCATCTGGAAGGCACAGTACCCTACGTTCAAAAGAGCTGTCGAAGATGGTTACACCGATGCGGATGCTGCAGTGCTGAACGCACTGTTCCAGACAGCGACCGGCTACACGCACGACGAAGAAAAGATAATGATGTGGGACGGTGAGGTCATCCGTGCCGACACCATCAAGCATTACAAACCTGACGTGCAAGCGATCAAGTTGTGGCTGACCAATCGCCAGCGGAAGAACTGGGCTGATCGTAAACACACTGAGCACAGCGGCACGGAAGGAGCACCCATTGGTATTCGTGACGAGACGAGGATGGAAGTCATGTCCAGCATCCTGTCACTGATTAAACCGAAGTCCGACAACGCACTGATCGACGGACGCACCGGGGAGGTCGAAAAGTAATGGGTCTCTTCAGTACACTCACCGATCCTCTCGGCCTCCATAAGAAGACGCGAAAGGCACTCGGGATCAAGCAAGATCCGGGAGATCCCTTCGGTCACATAAAGAAGCTGGAGAAGGGAGTCGGGGAAGAGCTTGGCCTTGACTTCGAGAAGTTCCACTTCAAACAGATCTGGGACGATCTCATGCGTAATCCGGGGCGCATTCTTTACGGGTCCTTCGATCCGTTCAGCACGAAGCTGTGGAACGAAGCTCTCGGTACAGATTACGACCCCATCATCAACCAGTTGGGTGGCGCAACCAGTCAGAGGTTTGTGGACTACGTCGAGCAAGGTGGTGATCCGAAGATCGCGGAGAAGGCTGCTCGAAACCATCAGATAGCTGCGACAGTTGCATCGATCTACGCAGGCGGAGCACTCGGTGCACTCGCTCCCGGTGCAGGTGCTGCGGCTGGTGCAGGAGCAGGTACCGCTGCAGGAAGTACCGTGGGCGGACTCACGGCTGCGATACCAGCATCATCTACATTCATGGCTGGCTTGTCGGGAACTGGTGCAGCAGCTACGGCAGCAGTGGCTGCGGGAGCGGCATCAATGGACGAAGAATTTCCACTTGAGATAGCAGAGCAGGTACCGATGGGAGCCCTCGGTTCGCTCAGAGTAGGTAACGTACCTACGTGGGGTGGCTTTGCACACGGTGGTCTCATGCGTGCTGCGCAACCACGTCGAGTGAGGAGGTATCATTAGTGCCAGAGAAAGCACCTTGGCCTGACTCTACTCCGGAAGAGGATGCGGCGTATGCTTTACAAGCGCAGCTCTGGGACATGGAGTTCGAAGGCGAGGTGGTCAGTCAAGGTGGCCCGCAACTTCAAGGAGTAGTGGAGGCGGAAAGAGCACGACTGTTACCTGTTGGTAACTATAATTTGCAGGGGATGTATCGAGGTCCAGATTCTGAATCAATCATGGAGATTGGTAGGTACGGACCCATCGCTGACAAGCTGAGGGAAAAAGGAATTGAAGCACCGGGTCCGGATACAGTTGCAGCAGTTGGTGCATCGAATGCTAACCCGCAGATCTGGGCACACGAATTTGGTCACCGGCTTGATCAGCAACAAGGTGGTGGTGGTAGAGAGAGACGTCGATTAATACACGATGCCTTCCGGTCGGACACACCGTTCGAGTGGGCAGCTGCAGTTAATCGATGGTACGCATTGAACAAGAGAAGGTGGAAGAACGACGACTCGATTAATACTTACGCGGACGTCGAGCGACACCTTAAAGAAACGATTGCAAGTAACCGCAACTCACTTCTCCAAACTGAAGTGGACGCACGAGAAGCAGAAGGTGATGTACCGATAAAACGTGAAGGTTTTTTTACCACTGAAAGCCTGCACAAAGATCAGGAAGAACAGATGGAACGTCGCTCCAAAAGTTGGAGCATTGAGAAGTACAACGAAATTGTGAAAGGATGGGAGTAACCATGCCGAGCACGTCACAGAAGCAAGCTAGATTTATGAATGCTGTTGCGCACGGCTGGCAACCCACACGTACGGAGGCTCCTCCCGTTGCAGTGGCACAGGAGTTCGTTGCAGCTGACCAAGCTGCAGGCATGTACGAAGGTGGGCTCGCACCGATGAATGACCTGCGTCAGCGAATGGATGCGCCGGGTTTGCAATTGAACTTTGCCCATGGTGGTGGGACTACCGTTGATCCTGACATGAGCTGGGCAGGTGACGAACCTCTTACTTTGAGGCAGGCTGGGAGATTATTTCCGGAGGGAGGAATCTACTCTTCCGTAGGTGCTTACGACGCCTTGATACACAGCAACTGGTTCTTCAATGAAGAAGAGAAGAAGTGGTACCCACCGCAGCCAACGATACTGCAACCACAAGACTCAGAACCTACTTTTAGCGCAGGTCCTAACCGAGGTCCCCGAGGTGGTGGACGTCGCGGTGGAGGTGGCCGACGTGGCGGAGGTGGTCGCGGTGGTGGTGGTGGAGGAGGCGGAGGCGGAGGTGGTGGAGGTCAGACTCCACCCAGAATCATTCCGCCAGCCGTGCCTCCCGTGGATTTCACGCCACCTGATCCGAGGGAAGGGAGAGACACCGAGTACTCGGACGCCATACGTGCGCACAAGTTGCGTATCGCAGCATCATTAGCGGTGCCACCGGGTGGCTACGCGGAAGGTGGTGGAGTGCGTGCTGGACATCACGAAGACACCTTAGATAGAGGACCGAACCCGCACCCGAAAGATGGTGCTCAGTACAATTACTGGGAGCGTCTGTATCATGCAGAGCCACCTCCCCCTCCACCTCCACCCGAGCCAGAGGAAGAAGAGGGTTGGTTCAGCAAGTTGTTAGGCCTCGGTGTTGAGGAAGATCGTCAATCACGTACCGAACGGGAGCTAGAAGAAATGGAACAAGCATATGGTGGTTACGTCGATGGCTATCAGCACGGTGGACTGGCTGCGGCATCAAACTTTAGAGGTGGCTTCCCCGGTGGTGGTGGTCGCACACCATGGCGAGGTGCACCTCCTGCCAGAGCGATGCCGGGTGGTGGTAAGCCGATGCCTCCGTGGATGACTGGTCGTGGACCGATGACACCTCCGCCGGGTAAGTTCCCCGGTGGACGTGGTGGAGGCGGAATCCGTGGGATGATGAATCAGATACAAGGTCAGCGTGGAGATCCACGTTCAATGCCACCCGGTGGAGGTAGAGGTGGTATCCGTGAAATGATGCAGCGGATGCAGCAGCAACAAGGCGGAGCGCGTCGTCCGCCAATGAGACCACCTCCGGGCGTAGATCCTAGAGGTGGACCCGGTGTAACTCCCGGTGGTGGAGGTGGACCGATAGGTGGACCTCGGATTCCGTCTAGCTTACGAGGTCAGATGCAGACGCGTGCGATGATGAATCGTCCTCGTCGCGGTGTACCCGGACCAGCCGGAGCAGGGGGACAGCCGAACCGCGTCGGTCAGTCGGATCAGCAAGGTGGTCTTGCACGGGCACTCCAAAGAGGGACGGGTCGTCCCCCCATGTCACGTCGGTCAGGGTTCCCCGGTAGGTAACACCACACCGGTCGCACTTGTTGTTCTTCCATTCGTGGAAGAGCCAACCGTCTGCACAATGAATTTTCATTATCCCTCCAAGTTGATGAACGCTTCGGGTGCGTAAGCAACACATTCTGTCTGCATTGCACGCACCAACTCGCGTACTTCTTCTCGATCATCGACGATGAGCAGCGGGGTGTACTCACGCACCCATTGCGCAACGAGATCAGGTCCCTTGATCTTGGTCATGTGAGGCTCACGTTGCAAGAGATCGACTTGATCCCACAGCCCGTGCAGCTTCAGCCATCCCTCTTCGTGCTTGTATTTATTAATGAATCGGGTGCTGTAGATGAGAGGACGAATGTCTTCTTCGATGTACTCGCGCACCAGTTCCATGATGTGTGTGCGCGGTGGATCGTCAATGAGTCCTGCGTAGTAGGTCTTCCACGCAGTGCGGTCACGCTTCCTGTACTTCTCTTCGTTCTCCAGAAGGGTTGCTAAGCGAGCGCTGTGATCGCTTAACGTCCCCTCCAGATCGACCATGATCACCTACGTCTCTTGATGACCTTTCGTTTGGCTTTCTTTTTGGTGCGCCTCTTTGCACCCGTCTTCTTCTTCCCTTTGTTCGGGTCAAATTCACGGAGCTGCTTGCGCATCTCGTTGATGAACTCAAGGATCACCTCGCGGTCACCCTGATTGGTCAGGCTCACGCTGAACTTACCGATGAGCTTTCGCCCTTCGAGTTGCAGCTCTGCCTTGCGGTGCTGTTTTAAGAACGCCATGTTATTTTCCTTTGCGTCGCAGATAAGCTGCCCGGAAACGACACTCGTCCGAGCAGTATGTAGTGATGGTGAGACCCTCGAAACGCTTCTTGCATTCCGGGTTCGCACACTTTTTCCAGCCTCGCTTGCGCATCATTGCCATCTGTGCACCGATGCTGTCGCTATGGGCTTGCATTGCCATGCGGACTACCTCCAGTTAGATTTAACCCTTATTATACACACTTCCGCTTACGTGTACAGGAACTAGTCACTCTGCATTGCACGAGCCTCAGCAGCGTGTTTAAGCAGGGCATTCGCCATATCTTCAGCAGCTTTAGGAGGCATGCCAATTGTCGTAAGTCGTTGAGAGAACACAATAATTACGTTGCCGTTCTCTACACCGACAGAGATGCCCAGATCTGGAGCTTCTTCCTCACTCTCGTCCTTACCGATCACCGTAGGCTCTGAGACCTCGTCCTTTCCATTCTCTTCTTCGTTGCTCATGTAGGTCACTCTCTCTTCGGGTTGAGATCTGCAGCTGCTTTCTCCACCAACAATGGGATGGTGTAGTTGCGTGGATCCATGCCGCGATCATAGTGTGAACAGGCCTCGGTCCACGTGTACTGGATTGCTTCCGCCCTAACATCACCGACCAGTTTCTCCAGCTCGTCGGTGCATTCATCCATCTGATAGATCCCCTTGCGTCGAGCGTCATCGAGCATCTTGTTGAGGATCGTGTTGACACGTTCGCGGTCGTATCTCATTGGTATTGCCCTCCAACTGGTCCGCGTGGTAACTCATCTTCGACCGCAGGGAATTCGTACAAGAAGTTGTCATCACCTTCGACTGCGACGCGTACTGCCATCGCTGCTACCTGCACTGCTTCACGCAGTACTTCCTGCACGCTGGTCCCCTCGGAACGGTCGTGTTGCATCATTGCTTGCGCTAGCTCACCTACCTCTTCGACCAGTGCGCAGAGCATGTGTGTCTTACCCGGAAATGCTTCGCGTGCTGCAGCCAGCTCGTCACGGATCATCTTGATCATCAGACCATCGGCACTCGTCAGTCGGTCATCCGCTATGTGATCAGGCTCAACGCACTGACAGAAATCAATGCCGAGGCCGCACTCAGTGCAGCACTCGACATGATGTTTGTTGAGGTAGGTGCAGCTGCGCATCAGTACACTCGATGCCCGAGCTGCGACAGCTTGTCGATGATGGCTCTGACATTCGGAGACTCGTCCAGTGATGCGATCAGTGACGTGACTGCTTCGAGACGCAGCTCCAGTTCTTTCTTCTCCTGCTCCAGCTTCTCGCTGACAGTCGGCGGACGGTGGTCCATGAGTGCACGACCTGTTGCCTCAACTGCTTGACCTTCATTCTCAAACATTTTTATTCTCCTCAGTAGTACTCTGCGTGAAGCCGGTAATTATCCGACACTCTAAGTGCTCCATCCAGTAAGGACGCAGCTTGTTTAGGATCTTTCCTGCTCATCGTCTCCCATGACATCTCAAGCAAGTCCTCGTGCGTTGCCCCGTTGAACTTCGCGGCATCCTTGCCGTGGATAATGTAAATGATGCCGGGAGTTTCTGCAATGATCCAGACGACTCCACCTGCAGCTACGTTCTCTCGGATCCATCGCAGCTGTGATGTGTGCAGTCCTTTCTCCTCATCAGGGAAGGGCACTCGCAGGCTGCGGTCAGTTGCTTTGAGTTCGAGGGTGCCACACCCAGCCTTGCCGGGGACGGGTGGTTTAGCTGTCTTCCGTGGACCTTGGCCCACGCAAAAGAATACGTCAGGAAATCCCGGCGAAGTCTCTGGGGATTCGATTCTGGAGTAATGCCCCAGAGGCAGCGAAACGTCTCGCAGCCACTCCCATAAACTCGCTTCGTTCATAAAACCGTATTTCCGCAAAAATATCGCACTACTTTTTCACCGATTCACCTATAAGGGGCATCTGCGAGGAGATGGGTTTTTCGAATTCTGCGCGCACCTCGCCAAGTTGATCTTCGACGCTTTTGTGCCTTCTCTCTGCGGTACCTGTCGAGCACAAGCGTCGAGAATTCTTTCTTCTTCGCAACCGCTTCATAAAACTCATCCTCTATCGTGTCGTTCGCCATCATAAAGTAGTAATACACCCAGTTGGTAGTTTCCATGTTCATGATGCGAAAACGGGACTGATCGAACGTAATCCAACTATGGTCCCAACTGTAAAACACGTATGCGTTCGCTTCTGACAAATCGAAGCCCAAACCGCTCCTAACTTGCAAAATGACGAAATCGACGTCGAACTTGTCATCCCACTCATTGCGCCCATCGATGATTTTGTACGTCCAACCGAATTCGTCGAATTTGGCCGCAATCGCGTCAATTTCGTGTGTGAAGCGACAACAGATAACTGCCTTTTCTTGCCCAAAGCCGGAAAGCAGTCCCATGAGTTTTTCGAGCTTTTCGCTGCCACACGGGATTATCGTCCTAATGCGTTTTCGCTGCCCCGGAACACGCTCCTGATGCAAAAGGAAACCACCACAAACCTGCTGCAACTTTTGCGGCAGTGTGACCGGTAGCGGAGCACCCACCGTTAACTCGCCTATGGTGGTTTCCATGTCTTGTTCTAATTCGTTGTAGATCGTACGCGCCTTACGATTGAGGTCGAAACGCACTTTCTTCCGGCGGAGGCGCACGGGGGACTTTCCCATGGCAACTCGCGCCTCGTTGAACGTAATTCGGTAACTGTATTCGTGGATGACTTCGAGCAGTTGCTCTTCGTTTCGATATCCGATGAGGACGGGATATTGTCGTCCGTCTTTGCGTGCTTTAATTTCGTAGACAACGTACTCCTCCTTGAAGCTATCGTAGGTGCCAAATATTTCTCTGTGATCGATGAAGTCGAAAATTGCCCAGTACTGTTCAAACCCCGTGTCAATTGGTGTGCCACTGAGAGCGAGTTTCCAGACGCAGCGCTTGGCTAACGTGCGTGCGAATCTGCCTTGGGCAGTCCCCGGCTTTTTGATGTATTGGATCTCGTCACCGATGATCATCATCTTGACGCCTTGTTTTTTCCACTTCAGCGTCTCTTTATACCAATCCTTGCGCAGGTCGAGATTTTTAACCGGCTCCTGATACGTGATGATGTAAATCTCGCAATCCCAATCATTATCGAGGTGCTTGTCTATCTCCGTGTTCCACGTGAGCACCGCTTTCTTCGGACAGAGGATGATCAGTACATCGGGCTTGCGCTCATCAACAATCGCGAGCGAGACAAGGCACTTCCCTGTGCGTTGCTCTGGAAACAGGCAGAAGCCGTCGTGCGGACGTGCCGCAGCGACAGCCTCTTCCTGATAGGTGCGGAGTTCAGTTCGGATCACGCCTTCTTCAGCTCACCGACCGGAATCTCCCATTCACCTTCTTCATCGTCAACAACAATTGCAATGTCATCTTCGATGCCCTCGATCACGCCCTGATACTCTTCGCCGTCTTCATCTTCAAACACGACGCGCGCACCCGGTCGTAACGCACCTGAGGCTCTCCTCTTCTTTTTAGCGGGAGCCTTCTTTTTCTTCGACGCTTTCTTGCGAGCGGGAGGTGCCTCTTCTTCTTCCTCTTCGGGCTCTTCTTCCTCTTCTTCCGGCTCCTCCTCTTCTTCTTCGGGTGCCTCTTCTTCTTCCTGCTCAACGTAGCCACCGGCTTTTTCAATCTCCGCTTCGGCTACCTCAGGAGGCATGTAACCCGTTACCCGAGGCTGATCTTTCTCCTCGTATTCTTCGTTGGTAATTTCCAGTCCGCACGCACAGCCGACCAGATCATCCGGGTCAAAGTCGAAAGGACCATCCGGAATGTCATACCCCATGCACTCAAGTGCCGTACGCAGCACCCAGAGGGACTGAGGCACCAGAACAAATCTGTCGAACACGGTGGAACCGGTGTGGGTCTTCCAACGCACTACGATCATGTCGTTGCCGTTCTGACTGACCTCCTGTTCCGCCTTAGTGACTTCAGCGACGTAGTAGCCATCCGGCGTGGGCATGCCACCCCCAGACTCAACATCTGTAAAATCAACTGATACGACGTTCTTGCCCCGACGCCCGCGTGACGTCTTTTTCTTGCTCGCCTTTTTAGCAGGCCGCTTTTTACGTGTCGCCATTAGTTTCTTCTCCTGATTTTCTTACGTTTTGGTTTCTGTTTACCCGTGGTCAGATCCTTCACTTTTTGGAACGTCGGGTTGACGAGTAGCTCCGGGATCGGTCCAGCGGACACTGGTCTGCGAATCTTTGTCGAGTAGTACGCATGAGGACCGATTCGCATACAGTAGTCCACGTGCCTGACTTCTTCTTTATCTTCCGTTTCCCAACGCTCTTTAATGAACGTTGATCCGATGGCATCGACAGCACCGTCGAGGAAGGAACTCACTGACGGCATCACGCGTGCACCGATGCTGGGCTCGATGGACTCTTCTTCATCGTCGCCTGCTTCGTTGATACGTTCGTGCGCAATCAGCAGCAAATTGTAATGGTCAGACAGGTCACGGAAGTCGCTGATGAATTGCTTCAGCATTCCGGACAGCTGTCCCCAGTTGCGTTGCGTGAATGTTTCGTCTCGACCCTTGCGGCCTTTGCGTAGCACCTCAGCCATGCCGATGTCTTGCAGGTTGC